ACAAGAAGTATGGGTTAGAAAAGAATATCTCACAGATCATCAAAGTGGTCATGGCGAATTTGTAAAGGGCGTTTGGGTGTCGATTAAATCGATACCTGGACGTGCTTTTTATTTTGAAACATACTTACCAGAATATGCTGCAATGTATGATAAGTTACCTATCAGTGCATTTGTATCCAGACCAAAAAAACCAGATCCTGATATGCCATTAAATAATCTTCAGTTTTGGAACTGTATGGATTATGGTGTTGTAGCCGTTCAGAAGCAATTTATCGGTTCAATGGACTATGAGTGCATAACAAGAGATTTCGGTGCTCAGAGAGGTACCTATGTATGTACTATAGACAATTATCATCAAGACCCTGATACGATTGATTATGCAACGAGTGAAAATCCATCAGAACATAAATCTCACAATCTAATCGAATTAAATAATGGTCAATTTGCACTTTATCCAAATAATCGAATTCGAATCTATGATAATAGTTTAACTCCCAAAAATCCAAAGAAACCTGACTTTAAAGTTTCAACTCAATATTATCAAGTTGAAAATGGATATGATCAGATGGGACTCGGAAATCAAGATGATTATTTTTGGAAAACTGCAAAAGAACAGGAATAAATAAGACAGAATTATAATATTTCATGCCTTTAGAAAGGGTAAGTCAAGGGTTTAAAGATATTAGTATGACATTTCAGAGAAATCCTCTGAGTAATGATTTAATTGCTCTTAAGAATGAAAATGCAATTGCTCGTTCAATTCGAAATATTGTCTTCACTCTTCCTGGAGAAAAATTTTTTAATGAAAACTTTGGATCAAATATTTCCAAATCTCTTTTTGAAAATATTGATGATATTTCTGCATCAATTATTGTAGATGAAATTACACAATCAATCGAAAATTATGAGCCAAGAGTCAATCTTGATAGTGTAAATGTAGATCCAGATTATGATAATAATAATTTTAACGTCAGAATTGTTTATACGGTTATAGGAGCAGATATTCCTCCTCAACAATTAGAATTTGTTTTGCAACCAATAAGGTAAATGCCACTACTAAACTTTACTAATCTAGATTTCGATCAGATTAAATCTAATCTTATTGATTACTTAAGAAGTAATTCAAATTTTACTGATTACGATTTCGAAGGATCTAATCTTTCATCAATCATTGATATTTTAGCATATAATACATACATAACCTCATATAATGCCAACATGGTATCTAATGAGGTATTCATTGATAGTGCCACCCTACGGGAGAACGTCGTTGCTCTGGCAAGGAATATTGGATATGTACCGAGATCAAGAAGAGCAGCAGAAGCAAATATATCTTTCTTTGTTGATACATCAAGCGAAACCGTAAAACCAACGTCTTTGGTTCTTAAAAAGGGAATAATTGCCTCTTCATCTGGAACTTTTGCAAATACATCATTTGTATTTTCAATAATGGACGATGTTACTGTTCCGGTATTTGATAATGTTGCATCTTTTGATGAACTTTCAATTTATGAAGGAAATTTATTGTCAACAACTTATAATGTCAATTCTTTTAATCCAAATCAAAGATTTATAATTCCAAACTCTGGTGTTGATACTAGACTTATTAAAGTTACTGTTGTTGAAGGTGGATTTACTAGAACAAGATATGAACTGACGGAAAATTTATTTGATTTAAACGGAGAATCAAGAGTATATTTTATTCAAGAAATTAGTGATGAAAGGTATGAAATTATTTTTGGTGATGATTTTTTTGGAAGAAAACTACAAAATGGAGATATTGTAGAAATTGAGTATATAGTGTCTAATGGTGATTCTGGAAATGGAATAGGTCAATTTTTGTTTAGTGGAACTTTGTCATATAATAGAAATGGTGTGGATTATAATGTAACTTCTGGTATATCTCTTTTGACAACTATTTCTCCATCCAGTGGGGGAGATGTAATAGAGTCTGTCGATTCTATTAGAAAGTTTGCGCCAAAAGTTTATTCTTCGTACAATCGAGCAGTAACTGTTAATGATTACCAAACATTGATTCCCTCTCGCATTTATCCAGAAACTGAATCTATTACAGCATTTGGAGGTGAAGATTTGAGTCCCCCACAATATGGAAAAATTTTTATTAGTATAAAACCAAAAAATGGAGATTTTATACCAAACTTAGTTAAAGAAAATATTAAAAATAAACTTAAAAAATATTCTGTTGCTGGAATTGTACCAGAAATTTTAGATTTAAAATATCTTTATATTGAAGTAGATTCGAATGTTTATTACAATTCAAACTCTGCTAAAAGTTCTTCATATGTTTCTAGTATAATAAACAAAAATATAACAAAATATGCAGAATCAAAAGAACTGAATAGATATGGTGCTAGATTTAAGTATAGTAAATTTTTAAAAATCATTGACGATAGTGATTCCTCAATAACTTCAAATATAACAGTTGTTCAGATGAGAAGAGATTTGAAAGTCGTTTTAAATACTTTCACGGAATATAAAATAGGATTTGGTAACGAGTTTTATGTTAAGTTTGATAGGTTTAATATAAAATCTTCTGCATTTAGAGTGAATGGTATTGATCAAGATTTGTATCTTGGAGACTATGTAAATAAAAATAATGATAATCAATATTCTCAAATAGAAACTGGAAGTATTTTCTTATTTAATGTAAATAGTCCTACTTCTCAAGATTACACAATTGTTAGAGAAAATGTTGGAAAAATAAACTATAAAACTGGAGAAATAATTTTAAATCCAATTAATATCATATCGTCAAAATCTAAAGATGGAAAATCTATAATTGAAATATCTGCTGTCCCAAAGTCAAATGATATTATCGGAAAACAGGATTTATATTTACAACTAGATATAAGTAAAAGTAATTTTGAAATGATTGAAGATTCTATATCTTCTGGGGTTGATTTTTCAGCATCAAATTACACAGTTTCATCAAGTTACATCAACGGGAATTTAGTAAGATCATAAAATGAAAGAAAACAGAGTTCAGTTCAATACGATAATTAAAAATCAACTTCCATCTTATGTAAGAGAAGAATTTCCTCTTATATCAGAATTTTTATCTCAATATTATCTGTCTCAAGAATATCAAGGATCTCCTGCGGATCTTATTCAAAATATTGATCATTATATAAAATTAGATCAATCTTCAAATACAAATGATTCACTGATATTATCAAGTGATATTTCTTTCGATGATGATGTAATTACAATTAATCCTACTTTTGGAACTACATATGGATTTCCAGATTCATATGGATTATTAAAGATTGGAAATGAAATAATTACCTACACAGGCAAAACAAATTTTTCTTTTACTGGTTGCATTAGAGGATTTTCTGGAATTTCTTCCTATAATTTTGAAGAACTTATTTTCGATCAAACAACCTCCGAAGAGCATTCTGCAGGAGATGTTATTGAAAATCTTAGTATTTTATTTTTAAAGGAATTTTTAAATAAAACGAAAAAACAATTTTCACCTGGATTTGATGGGAGAGATTTTGCTTCTAAAGATATAGAAAGATTTATTAATGATCCAAATCCAGATAAATCTTCTGTTAATCAGAATATTTTTATAAAACAATCAAAAGATTTTTATTCTTCTAAAGGAACAGATCAATCATTTAAAATTCTTTTTAATGCATTATACGGCACAAACGTAGAAATTATAAAGCCAAGAGAATTTTTATTTAGATCATCTGATGCTGGATATAAAATAACAAATGATTTAGTTGTTGAGAGTGTTGAAGGAGATCCTTTTAACCTTGAAAATCTAACTTTGTATCAAGATTCATATGGAACTATTACAAAAGCATATGCTCCTGTTACTAAAGTAGAAAAGTTATCCGTTGGAGTTAGTACTAATGAGTACTATCAAATAAGTTTAGATTCTGGTTATGATAGAGATATTGACGTTAGTGGTGCGATTTATGGAACATTCTCAGTTCACCCCAAATCACAAGTAATTGGTCAAGTTTCTATAGGACAAACATATATTGATGTTGATTCAACAATAGGATTCCCTTCAAGTGGAGATTTGTCTATTGTGTATCCTAATGGACAAACAGGAGTTATTACATATCAGTCAAAAACTCTTACAGAATTTTTAGGATGTTCTAATATTGTATCAACAATACCTGATGGTAGTGTTGTAAATATTAATACTTTTGCATATTCTTATGTTGGAATCGATACTACAAATAAAATAAAAGTTAGAATTAGATCTGTATTAAACTCTTTAGATTTTAATAACAAACTATACTATCATTCTGCCGGAGAAAAAATAAGATTAAAAACTTTAGGTGTATCGCCAAAAGATAATATCTCAAACAATTGGATTTTTAATACATCGTCAACATTTGAAATAAAAGATATTAACTTTAGATCTCCCGGAAATTATAGAACAACTCTTTTTGATTCGCATACATTAAGATTAAATGACAAAATAGTCATCTATGGATCAGATGGTTCTTCTTATGAATTTGAAGTCGTAAACATTTTGAGTGATAAAGTTTTTGATGCTGATGGATCTTTTATTCCAAATGAAGACATAGATCCAAATTCTGGTATTAAATTCACTTTTAAAAGGAAAAGATTAAAAGCATTATCTGACATTTATAATATTAATAATTTTGATGCAAATATTCAAAATACATACAAATTTGGTAATAAAACTTTAGTAGCATCTCACTCGATTCCAAGATATTTTAATCCATTAAATCCTAATATTTTAAGTTACACTCTGAATGGAAAATTTTCAGAAGGAGATAACATTAGAATACCAAAAAATACAGATCATGGATTTCAAACAGGTGATGCTATTTATTATACACCAGAGAAAGACTCTAATGGTAATGTCATAAGTTCATTATTTGATGAGGGAATTTATTATGTTAAAAGAGTTGATGATAATAATATAAAATTATCTAGAAGTAGGTCTAATATTTTTAATGAAATTTTTGTACGGATAGAATCGGACAGATCAATAACAAATAATAAAATAGAATTATTAAAATTTAAAGGTAAAACATTATCTCAACAAAAGTTATTAAGAGAAGTAGACCTACCGTTAAATGATGGTAAATTTTATCCCACATTGCCAGGACAAACTGGAATATTTGTTAATGGGGTTGAATTATTGAATTACAAGTCAAAAGATTTTATTCATTATGGTGGTATAGATGACATAAGTGTCATATATGGGGGAACAGGATATAATGTTCAAAATCCACCACAGTTAATAATTTCAGATTCAGTTGGAACTGGAGCAACTGGTTTTTGTGCTGTAAAAGGCAATCTAAAAGAAATTAGAATACTTGACTCTGGATTTGATTACTTAGAAATCCCATATATTAAAATTTCTGGAGGTAATGGAAGAGGAGCAACCGCTCAAGCAAAACTTACAGATACTATACATGAAGTTGAATTCAATGCAGAAGAAAAATTTGGAATAGTTGATCTTACAAATAATACTTTAGGGTTCACGACATATCATAAATTTAGAAATAACGAAATAGTAATTTATAAAACTTTTGGACAAAAATCTATTTCTGGATTAAACACAGAATCTAGATATTATATTTCAGTAAGAAATGCAACTACTGTATCCTTACACGAGACATTTAGTGATTCAAATTCTGGTATTAATACAATTTCTTTAATTGGATATGGTGAAGGTAAACATTCTTTAGAGGCATTTTCTAAAAAGAAAATAGTTAGTTCTATAGTAGTTACAAATCCCGGAGAAGGGTATGAAAACAAAAGAAGAACATGTTCCTCTGTTGGTATTAATACCGCATTAAATACGGTAACGATTAAAAATCATGATTATAAATCCGGAGAGGTAATTTCATATTTCGTAGATGGTTCTCCGGCGGGAGGATTATCAACAACAACAAATTATTACGTAACTGTACTAGATGATGACACGTTCAGGTTATCAAATATTGGACTAACAACTGATAATTTAGATTTTTTCTATAAAACTAAACAATATGTGGATATCACTAGTGTTGGTGTAGGCACACACTCATTCAACTATCCAGAAATAACTGTAGGAATTTTTGGAAACATTGGTATATCATCTGTATCTGAAGAAGAATTTAGATGTCAAATTCAACCCATCTTTGAAGGAGAAATATCATCAGTGCATTTGAGTGATGTTGGAGTTGGTTATGGATCTTCTGAAATTTTAAATTTTGTTAGAGAACCTCAAATTAATTTATTTACTGGATCTGGAGCACAATTATATCCAGTTGTATCTGATGGAAAGATATTTGAAGTTTTAGTTAATGATGGAGGAAATTCATATACTTCTCCACCAGAATTAATAATTGAAGGTGATGGAACCGGAGCATCTCTTACTCCGGTTTTAACTGATGGATCTATTACTGCCGTTAAAATAATAGATTCTGGAGCAGGATATACTCAAAATTTAACTAAAATAAAAATAGTTTCTCCTGGGTCGGATGATATAAAATTTTCAATAAAACTAAACACTTGGAATGTCAATTTATTTAGAAAATATTTAAATATTTTAAATAATGATGATGGAATTATAACCGAAGCAGTTAATAAAGATTTTGGGCTAGGATATAATCATTTATATGCTCCAAGAGATCTTAGAAAAATTGTATATTCGACAGATTCCTTAGGAAATACACTGTATACTGAGCCAGATTTAAAAACAACTATTGATGACGAAGAAATTGATTCAATTCAACATTCACCTATAATTGGTTGGTCTTATGATGGAAATCCAATCTATGGTCCATATGGATATATAACCAAAAATGGTGGATCAGTAACCAGGATGAAATCTGGTTATCGACTTATAAGCAATGTATTAAGTAGAGTAGACAGGCCACCCTTCCCCGAAGAGTTTTTTACTGAGGATTTTGAATATATTCCTTCAGATCAAGATGATACAGTTTTGGATGAAAATAATGGAAGATTTTGTAAAACACCAGATTTTCCAAATGGAGTATATGCTTATTTTTCAACATTTGAAGATTCTTTAGATGAAGAAGGAGTTTTTAATGGGTTTAGAAAACCAAAATTTCCTTATGTCATTGGAAAAAACTATAATTCAAAACCAAATTTATTTAATTTTGATTCAAACTCAAACCAAGATAAATATGACTTAAATACAAATACTTGGTTAAGAAATACTTATTCTTATAATTTTAATAGTAAAAATAGTAGATATGATTACCTATTCTTCCCAGAAAAATTTAGAGATCAACTTTCACAAATAAAAGCAACGAGTGTAGGATCTGTTGACAGTATAGGTATTACAACGGGAGGAATAAATTATCAGGTAAATGATAAAATTATTTTAAATACGACAAATACAAAAGGTAAAAAGTTTTCTGGAAAAGTATCAGAAGTATCCGGAAAAGAAATAAATTCTATTGTCCTCTCTTCCACTACCATTAATGATGTTGAATTTTATCCACTAAGTGGTGATGGTAGTTTCATTGGTTTTTCTTCTACTCCACATGGTCTAAATGATTTTGATTTAGTTAAAATTTCTGGACTTAGCACATCATCTTCTCTTAATGAAAGAACATATAGAGTAGGAATTACAACCAATAAATTAACAATTTCTGGTATCGGTACAACATCTTTAGGCATTTCATCTACGGGAATAACAGGTATTGTTACTTATATTCCCATCAGTGGAAATTTAAATGTCTCCAATATAAGAGAAAATGATAT